CCATCCACCACCAGCGTAACCTCCACCTCCAGGAATGGTGTTGGCTCTAGCTTGTAAACCTATAATATCAGATGATGTTGGACTCATTTGTCTAATAGCTCGCTGGTCACCAGCACTAAAGCCATCACCAGCACTAAAGCCGTTAAACGCTGTTGCCCCAGGTTGATTGCCCAAACCACCTGAAACCCAATTAGCAAAGTTAGCAGCACCTGCTTCTTGTCCATACTGAGCTTGCATCGTGTCATAGATGTTAGCCAAATTACGATAAGTTCTGCCTCCCATACCTGGAGCCATCCCCAACGAAGCCATAGTGGTTTCTAATAGATTCCCTTTAATTTGCTGTGGCCCCAAGTCTTGACCAAAAACAGCACCATACCTAAGTCCTGATTCACCACCAGGCATACCCCCCTGAGAAATCTGAGTCAAATAATCAGCTAATCCCCCATAAGCAGACCTAACGTCACCAATAGGAGCCCTCTGACCTGAACGCAAAAACCTAGCAAACGCCTCTCCTTCAGCTTGTTCGTCACCGAAAGCACCAAGCTCTATATCAGAAGTAGGCCTCGTAGCCGAAAGCAAAAATCTACCATAAGAAGGCTGAAAACCTGTATATAAAGCTCCAGTTCTTTGTGCTCTAGCTAATTCTGCTGCACTAGGCTGACCACCATACTGTGACAACCTATACTGTTGAAAAGCCTCACCTGGAGTTGCCATAGCCTGTCCTAACCCAATTCCAGATTGTATAGGAGTGGGTAAAGCTCCTGCTGATCTCATCTGTATCATTTGCCTTTGTGTCTCGGCATCTACCCCAGGTTGTGTTCCCACCTCAGATTGCTGAGCTCCAGATTTTACAACCATGCCTCCTGATACATCTTTAGACCCATCCGTGTCACCTGTAGGTTTATCACCTGTAGGTTTAACACCTGCATCTCTTTCTTTAAGCATATTATACATAAGTTTAGATGCTTCACTAGAGGTGTAACCATTAGCCTCTAACCATCCCTCTATATCAAGAGAATTTAGTTTTCCACCAGTATCGGACAGAACTGCATTTCTTAATCCAGTTAGGTCAGTAACTCCAGCCAAAAGCCCAGTAGTAGTAACGATAGGCTTCTTAGCAGGCTCGCCTCCACCTTGAGTAGTTATATTCTTTAAATTCGTGTTTGCATCATTAAGTATTTTTTTAGCAGCATCAGCCTTAGCTTTAGCTTTGGCTTTTTCTTCATCTGTTGTCGCCTCACCTAGAGCTTTCTTAGCTGCCTCATTATCCCTTTTTGCAATGCCAACATTTTCTTTAGCTCTGTTAACGTCTATCTTATCCTGAAATTCTGACCCTACCAAGTTGAACCCTTCGCCCATAGTAGCTAGAGCCCTTTTTCTTTCAGCTTCAGCTAAGTTTTGTTCTAAACTAGTAGGAGTTTCACCTAATTCAAATGACGATTTTTTTAAAGCAGCTTGTCTTTCAGCTTCTTCCAGAGCTAACCTCTGCTCAGTTGCCTCGTCAGAATAAGGGTCCCATCCTTCATCAGTCCAACCATAAGCACCAGCACCTGGTGAAGCTGTGCTAGCAGCACCCATGCCTTCAAGCATACTATCTGGTAACTGATCACCAAAACCACGAAAAGCATCTGCACCAGCAGCCCTATTCCATCCTGATATCATGCCAGTAGCCTGGCTATAATCCATGCCACCTGTAACTCTATTTGGCCCAAACGGACTTCTTAACACCCTTATGGCTTCTTCTTCACCAACAAGACCTGCTGCCAAATCTGACTGTAATGAACTTAAAATAGATGCCAGCCTGTCAGTTTTAGTATAAAGTACACCATTAATGTATTCATCTGGCCTAGCCCATGCTTCTTTAGCTCTATTAATATAATCATCTGCTGTTCGCATACGAACTACGGCTGGATCAGCATCAGCTTGCCCTTCCCTCTGCTTAACAGTAAATCCTCCTCCTGTAAGCCCTTCCCCTCCTTTAAAACAAAACTCTATTCCTTTTGAACCTTTTTTTGAACCGAAATTGAATGGGAATGCCATTACTCACCTCCTGCTGGTGGTACTAATCCTAAGCTTGCTAACCGACTTTCTGTATTTTGTGCTCCTGGTCTTGGCGTTCCTGGTGGAACTGATGGGCCAACAGGTGCTGTAGGCATTGGAGGTGGAACCCCTAATGCTGCATTAGGCATAACTGTTGGTGGTAACATTGGGCCTGCTCCTCCTTGTGGTGGAGCTCCTCCTTGTGGTGGAGCACCTTGTCCCATTCCCTGAGCTGCCATTACCATCTGCATCTCTTCCATTCGTTTAGTCATAAACAAACGCCTCAACTCTGCTTGATACAGTTCAGCTAAATCTTCTCTGCCTTGTCGATTAGCTGCTTGCAACAGCGACCATAAAGTAGCTTCAGGTAGAGTGCGTTCTGCTACCTGAGTATTTATAGCATCTTCCATTTGGTCTGCTGACTGTAATCCTAATATATTATCTCGTATGTAAACATCTGGTAATAATGGGGTCTGACCTTCTCTAGCAATCTGTGCCATAGACATCTTACCCATTTCGTCCTGTGGAAGCTGACCAATAAAGCTAACTTCTACATCACCAGCATTGCGAATCATCTCAGGAGTAACTTCCTCACTAAAATACATTCTGTTTTTATCTTGACCACTAACCTCAAATGACTTAAATGCACCAGTTATATACTGATCACAAATAACCTGAAATATAGACCTGTAGGCTTTTTCCATAGCCTGCAACCTTGGAACCAATACAGTCTCTACACCTTGTCTCAATGTATTTATAGCAAATCCTGATAATTGAAATTCTAACTGGCCATAAATAGAATGAGGCAAACCACCTCTCTGCATCTCACCAGATACAAGCCCCATGAACATTCCTGACTCTTTAGCCATCTCCATCAAACCTAACGGCTCAACGTCTTCTCCTTGAGCTAATGAGATTTCAGAACCCTCTACATATGGGTCTTCTTCTAGTGATTTATTACCATCTCTGGACTTTATCTTTAATCCTTGCTTTCGTGACCTTGCAGTCAACTCAAGCATTGTACTCATCATAAAATTGTGTTTGTCAAATAATTCTCTGGAAGACTTAAAACATGACTCTCCATAATCTTCTATAGTATCTAAGTTTCCTGCATCAGAAACAGACTGTACTAACGGAGTAGCACCAACTGGGCCTAAAATAACAGGAACTCTTTTAGAGCCGTGTTTTGTTCGTTTCTTTAAAACAGTGGTGTCTGTGCAAACAATATTATCGTCTGAATCATAGAAATCATATACGTCTATACCATCATCATCGTCTGGGCCTTTGCCCTCACCTTGAACCTCAACACCCCAAATAGCCTTGATTTCAGTAGGAGTCTTCTTTGTTTTATAACAAGCCCATGCTAATCCCTTCTTACCTTCACCCCAATATGTGTGAAGTGGGTCCCATGGCTGAATCTCTACATGAGTTTCACCCTCATCGTCTTTAACTAGCAAAGCCCTTGCTGCATACCAACCCCTTAAAGTGATAAACCAACCTAATTGATGCCTAACTGTAGGTTGCATCCTGTCAATAAGTCTGTCATCAGCAGCTTTAATCAATCCAATTAAAAACTTCTCTTTAGCATCATTGTTTTCCCTGTCCTCTCTCTTAGAATTTCCATAAGGAATCCTAACCACCATTTCAGCAGAAGATAGCCAAGAAATTAATTTGTCTGCATATACCTGTGGCTCATTAGAAGTGTATGACTGATAACCTTCACCAGCATCAAACTCATCCAAGCGATACAATTTATGATCGTCATCCATTCGAGTGCGAAGTGGTTCTGTTAAATCATAATGATTGTCTACTAAGGCAATAATTTCTTCTGGTTTATAGTTAGCCATTTACCACCTTCTAACTTTTATAGTGCTGTTTTCACTGATATAGCCGTAACCATACCTATTAATCAAACCATAAATCACTGCCTTGATACCATGATTATACCTATCTTCAGGAGTTTCACCAACTATTGTACCATCTCTATCCATTTTCCATCTATATGCTCTTGTCTGTTCATCAAATGGATTTGGTCTTACCCCAAATTCCGACAATATCCCCTTACACTTAGGATTAAATACAATTCTTGGCTCCCTTTTATCAACTGGGTCTGTCTTTAAAAATGACTTCAATCTCTCAGTTCCCTCGTTAATCCTTATCTTCTGAGAATCAAAATATATACCAGTTGTATCCATCCAAACCTCTGCTGGAGCTGCCATCGCTTGATGCTGAAACCCAGCTACGTCAATAACCCC